CACGCTCAAGAGCTCATTGTCTATAGCGACGAACCTGACAAAATGGTCATGCACGAATGGGAGTTGATTGAAGCAGTGCATTTGCTAGAAGATCTTGATGCTTATCGGATGGTTGACATTGGTTCTGGTTATGATACTATGAAACAAATCAGCTATGCAATGCCGGCTAGATTTAGACATGGCTTTTACAAAGATGCCGAGTTGCCCGAAATGTGGATGGAGGCTCAATTTTGGAACTTCCCTCAGGAGTATTGGACTAAATCAAAAGCATACTACGATGTCTTGACCAATAGGATAATGACGCAATGCCTTTGAAACGATTGTTCGCTTTTGGATGTAGCTTTACACAATATTGGCGCTGGCCTACTTGGGCAGATGCGCTAGGGCAACAATACGAGCAGTTTGAAAACTGGGGCATGTGCGGCGCAGGCAACAGCTTAATCTTCTACAGCTTGATCGAATGCCACCAACGTAACAAGATTACCGCCGATGATGATGTTTACATCATGTGGACTAACACCAGTAGGGAAGATAGGTACGTCAAAGATCGTTGGTTAGCAGCAGGCAACATCTATTGGACTGCAGGCAATCAACTGCCGTTGGAGTACATTTTAAACTTTACCTGCGAACGTGGCTATCTAATTCGCGACTTGGCTACAATAACAGCAGCACGACACATACTCAACGGCATTGGCTGTTGTTACCGATTCTTTAGTATGGTACCGCTGTCAGAAACCAACGAAAGCAGCGGGCTGGCATCCAATCCCAATGATACACTGGGCACCGATTTGGACGTCAAAGAACTGTATGCTGATACTTTGTCGATAATTGCACCCAGCGCATACGAAGTGCTGTTTAACCGAAATTGGGAATCGCGTCCAGGCATAGTTGATCCCTACACCAAGCGCAGAGACTTTCATCCTACGCCCATCGAACATGTAGAATATTTAGACAAAGTATGCCCAGGGCTAATTACAGATGAATCCACACGAAAGTGGATGTACAATTGGCATCAATCGGTTGAATCCGGAAATAAGGATTGGGAGTTACAAGAGCAATGGGCCCATTCGCCCAAGAGATTATAAAATGAATTTATATTTTTCAACCAACGGACCTAGAAATTTCAAAGTTTATTACCAGCCCGGAATGGACGGTGGCGGTACTTGGTTTGGTCAAGAATATATAGAAGTCATTAAACAACGGTATCCCGACAAACAGTTTGATAACTGCCTTGAATGGTGTGCTGGTCCAGCCTTTATTGGGTATGCTATTTTAGATCATGCGCTGTGTCGGCACCTAACATTAGTCGAAATACACGAGCCAACTGCTGCCATGGCCGATAAATCGAGACTTGATGCTCATAATCAGTGTGCCGATGAAGTTACTATCTACAACATTGGCGACATATCCCAATTGCCCGAACATGAAAAGTTTGATCTTATTGTCGGAAATCCTCCACACTTCTTGTTCCCGTCCGTTGACCCAGATGTTTCAAGAATCGAAAGCGATCCCAATTGGGCTGTACACCAAAACTTTTACGCTAACATAGCAGAACACCTGGCACCCGGCGGCGTCATCCTGCTGCAAGAAAACATGCTAGAAAGCCGGCCAGACTCGTTCAAGTACTTTATCCGCGAAGCCGGTCTTAAGATCACAGACTGGTTTGAAAGTCCTAATTGGTTCAAGAAGCCAGATGATATGTGCCAAATTTACTACCTAGAAGTTCGGCACAATTAAGGCAAAATACACAGCCAATATTTTTGACTTTGCTAAATAACATCGTGTATACTGTATTCAGTGTACGCACTTAGGCACACTACTAAAAGTTAGTAAACTTCTTAACATAGGCAACTTAAAGGAAAAACATATTATGGCATCATTAGCAGAAATCCGCGCAAGACTCGCAGCCGCAGAGTCAAACAAAGCAGGTCAAACATCACAAGGCGGCGACAACGCAATTTACCCCCACTGGAACATGGAAGAAGGCTCATCGGCCCTGATTCGCTTCCTGCCCGATGGTAACAGCAAGAACACTTTTTTCTGGGTCGAACGTGCAATGATTCGTCTGCCATTCAATGGCATCAAAGGCGAAATGGAATCCAAGCAAGTTCAAGTACAGGTTCCATGTGTCGAAATGTGGGGCGAGTCATGCCCAATCTTAGCTGAAGTTCGTCCATGGTTCAAAGACAAGAGTCTGGAAGAGCTGGGTCGCAAATACTGGAAAAAGCGTAGTTACTTGTTTCAAGGTTTTGTTCGCGAGAACCCACTGAGCGAAGACAAGTCTCCCGAAAACCCAATCCGCCGCTTTATCATTGGCCCGCAGATCTTTGCAACGATCAAATCTGCACTGATGGATCCGGACCTTGAGGAATTGCCAACCGACTATATGCACGGTCTGGACTTCCGCATTGCTAAGACCAGCAAAGGTGGGTATGCTGACTACAGCACCAGCAAGTGGGCTAGAAAAGAAAGTGCCCTTACCGAAGCCGAGCAAGCAGCAATTGACGCACACGGTTTGTTTGATTTGGCAGAATTCTTGCCTAAGCGTCCGGGCGAAGTTGAACTTCGTGTAATGAAAGAGATGTTTGAAGCATCAGTTGATGGTCAACCATATGATCTCGAGCGCTGGGGTCAGTACTTCCGTCCCGCAGGTGTTGCTGCACCCGCCGGCGCTGCTCCAGCACAGCACGATGAAGAAGCAGCAGCACCAGCAGCCAAACCCGCTGCCAAAGCTGTCGCTAAACCCGCTGCTGACGAAGATCTACCATTTGATCCCGATGAGCCAGCAGTTGCATCTGCACCAGTGCAGGCCAAACCTGCAGCCGGGCAAAGTGCTCAAGACATCTTGGCTATGATTCGTAATCGCCAACCTAAGTAATAACTACTAAAAAGGGCAGAGAAATCTGCCCTTTATGCACATGCGTTTTTGTTTAGCTTTTGAAAATTCCGGTGATGTATTACCGTTTGAGTCGATTAATACTGACTTGTTGATCTATTATGTTGATAATTTAAATGAACTAGGAATTAATAGTTTTTTTATACAGGAGCCCTTTGCATCTAATGTTAGCAATTATGTTGAAAATCTCGATGCTCTTATAAAAAAATTCAACACTTTACCTATCAAACACATCATCGACACTGATCTTCAACAACGAGAGTGCATAGGTTATATCGATCAAGCTTTTCTGGGCCAATTACATGCTGATTGGGTAAAATTTCAAAAACATTCTTATTGTATTGCTGAACAAAGAATAAAGTACAATTATTCTGATATTGTAGAAAAAATACACAACATGTACCCAGACGATATTCCTGTGGCAAGAGTTGGATCTATTTTACAGAAATTGGATTTAAAAAAAGAGTTCGATAAAATCAATATACTAATACACGATATCGAAGGAAGCTTTAAATTTATTCGAGCCGAGGCTGATACACCCGAATGGATAGAAATTCCTAATATTTTTGATAAGAGCATGACCAATAATCATATTGCTAACTTGTCAATTGATTTCAACCATTTGGGGCGTACACTTTACAATAAGTTTCAAAACTTTGATTTAAATTTTGACTACAATGACGAAAATACGTATGATCAACTTTTAAAAAACGTTTCTTTGAAATTTAGACCCCCTGAGACTATAAATTTTAGTGCAGAGTATGTAAACTGTTGTCAACGCTCTGGACGGTTGCCAACCGGGGATTTTTTAAATATTGGAAATCTTGTAGATGTAACAAACAAGTTGACAGACTATATGCAAATAGTGTATAAAAATGCTAAGGCAAAAAATAAATTTTCGTTTGAATTAACTAAGGAATAATCATGGCAAAACCTTTTGACATATCAAAATTTCGCAAAGAAATTACTAAATCAATTGACGGTCTGTCGATTGGTTTTAACGATCCTACAGATTGGATACCAACCGGCAACTATGCACTCAACTATCTCATCAGCGGCGACTTTCACAAAGGTGTACCTCTCGGTAAAGTCACTGTGTTTGCTGGTGAATCAGGTGCAGGCAAGAGCTATATTTGTTCTGGCAACATTATCAAAAACGCACAAGAACAAGGCATTTTTGTTGTGCTAATCGACAGTGAAAACGCTCTTGACGAAGATTGGCCCAAAGCACTTGGCGTTGACACAAGTGAAGGCAAACTTCTTAAATTGAGTATGGCAATGATTGATGAT